CATCATCCGGATAAACGCAGTGCCCGTGCGCAGCGCGATGACTGGCTGAAGAAAGAGATACAGCGCGTATACGATGAAAATCACAAGGTATACGGTGTGCGTAAAGTCTGGCGTCAGTTGTTACGGGAAGGTATCAGAGTGGCCAGATGCACTGTGGCACGTCTCATGGCGGTTATGGGACTTGCCGGTGTTCTCCGGGGTAAAAAGGTCCGTACGACCATCAGCCGGAAAGCCGTTGTCGCAGGCGACCGCGTAAACCGTCAGTTCGTGGCAGAACGACCTGACCAGCTGTGGGTGGCTGATTTTACTTACGTCAGCACATGGCGGGGCTTCGTCTATGTGGCGTTCATCATTGATGTGTTTGCCGGATACATCGTGGGGTGGCGGGTCTCATCGTCCATGGAAACGACATTCGTGCTGGATGCACTGGAGCAGGCGTTATGGGCCCGTCGACCGTCCGGCACGGTCCATCACAGTGATAAAGGTTCTCAGTATGTATCGCTGGCCTACACACAGCGGCTTAAGGAAGCCGGATTACTGGCATCAACAGGAAGTACAGGCGACTCGTATGACAACGCGATGGCGGAGAGCATCAATGGTCTTTACAAAGCGGAGGTAATACACCGTAAGAGCTGGAAAAACCGTGCAGAAGTGGAACTGGCCACACTCACGTGGGTGGACTGGTATAACAATCGACGATTGCTGGAAAGGCTGGGCCATACTCCTCCGGCAGAAGCAGAAAAAGCTTATTATGCTTCCATCGGAAACGATGATCTGGCAGCCTGAGTTCACAGATAAAACACTCTCCAGGAAACCCGGGGCGGTTCACATCGCCATTTTGTTTAAAGCCCGTGTCATTATCACCCAATACAATCGAATTACCGCCAAGAGCACTGGATGTTCCGATACCCAGTGCACCATTCAGTTGACCACCAGATAACGGCAGTGCACCAACATCTCCTGCTGAAGGTTTTCTGGTGGTGGTGTAAAATTCGGACCAGTCGGCTTCAAAACCATAACCATCACGGGCTGAACGATAAAAAATACCGCCATTTTTATAATTAATCCGAAACTGAACTGCAGGACAACTTCCTTCTCCCATATAAAAATGAATAATTAACGTTGATGCACCACTAATAGTTGCGTTATAGGCTCCGCTACTCCAGTTCCATCCAACTGCTTTATCATTCGCAACGGTGCTTCCTGTTTTCCCTAAGGCAAACGCACCAACATGACTTGCTTTTAATGTGATATCGGAGGAACCATCAAAAGCCACATTGCTTATTTTCCTGGCAGTTTTTAATTTTGCAGCTGTAGAAGCATTGCCGGATAGTTCACCAGAAAGGCCACCGCTGAATGTTTGTCGATTAGTCCAGGTATTCGCTGTACTGAGTAACGGTATTTTCTCCCCGCTTGTGCCGAGTTCTCGTAAACCGAGGTATTCGATAACGGCGGCAACGGTCGATTTCGCAAGAATATCCCGCCCAACTTTTGTCAGGGTTGCCAGACTGGCAACATCATTCCCCGTAAAATACGGAAACCTGTCTGCCGCAGTAGCAAGCCCGGCCAGCGCCGTCAGGGTGGCATCTTTCGGTTGCTTACCCGCAAGCGCGTTAGTCATGGTGGTCGCAAAATTCGGGTCGTTGCCCAACGCCGCAGCCAGCTCGTTCAGCGTATTCAGTGCGTCAGGCGACGAGTCCACGAGGGCAGCGATCGCAGCCATAACATAAGCCGTGCTTGCGATTTGGGTATTATTCGTTCCCTGTCGCGCAGTTGGTGTTGTTGGCGTTCCGGTCAGTGCAGGACTATTTAAGGGCGCTTTCTTGTTCGTTTCACCCATTACCGCCTTAACCGCTTTTGGCGTTGCCGCCAGTGACTCGGAAGTGCTGTTGGTCGCACTGCTGAGCTGTACTATCCCCTTTTTCGTCGTGCTCGCATCCTCCAGCGCCACGGCGGATGCAATATCCTCTGCCCGTTTTGCTGCTGTCTCGGCGCGCGTTGCCGCGGATTCCGCCGTACTTTTGCTCTGAGCTGCCGCCGTCACACTACCAGCTGCCTCTGATGCTTTCATTGTTGCTGTCGTGGCACTACCTTTCGCTGCTGACGCTTGTCTGGTCGCCTCATCTTTTGAAGCAGACGCAGATGATGCCGATGACGCCGCTGAACTGGCTGACGATGCGGCTGCCGCCTTAGAGGAAGCAGCATTATCTGCTGAAGTCTTTGCATTTGTTTCAGAGGTTTTTGCTGCAGAAACCCCGGTGTGTATCGTTTTTGATTATCCCCGCACACTCGCGCAGAGGAGTCTCCCGGTCGGGCTGCGGTCTCTGTTAATGCGGGGATACGGCGACAATACCGCGCATCAGCAAAACTTATTTCAGGCACTGAGTGCGGATATATTCCTGCGCCACTTCCAGCTGCTTCTGCGTCAGCATCAACCGCTCTCTGAGAGTGAAATAATCCCGTTCAGCGGTGTCTGCCAGTCGGGGGCCGGTTGCATTATCCACGCCGGAGGTGGTGGGGGCTTCACGCACGGTACCGGGGCAGGTGGCGTTGATCCGCAGGCGCTTACGACCAGCGGCAACGTCAGCGCGCAGAGTTTCATTTTCAGCTCTCGCATCGGCTAATTCCCTCGAGTATCTGGCATCAAGTGCAGCAACATCACGCTGGCGCTGCTGCATATCAGTAATGGTTGCATTTGCCTGCTCCAGCTCACTGACTTTTTTATCGCGCTGCTCTTTGTAGGTTATGGCGTTATCACGGTAATGATTCAGCCCCAGACTAAGCGCACCACAGGCCACCAGCAGGGCAATGATGACCACGCACAGTACGCGGTTCATTTCACCACCAGCGTATCTGACCGATGAAATAACCGGAGGCCATAATCACAAACACCAGCCAGATAAGAATGAACTTCCAGGTGGATAATTTTCCAGCCATCACTCGAATCTCCCGAATCAGTTTGCTAAAATCAAACACACTTTCTCCTTTGACTTTTCCAGAGTCAGGAAACACAAAACCCCGCTTGCAGCCAACAAACGGGGTTTTTACTTTTATTCACTTACATTTTGCCAGTTCGCAGGATTTCGTGTTATCCGTCCGCCTTGGCCAACGTCATTGATTAGCAAAATATTCTGCTTATCTGTCGATTCCCCAGCACGCCAGCGCGCTCTCCTGGTCACGACGGGATACCTGACCGTAACAGTTATTTGAGCGAATACGGCAGTCTCTGCCACCGTCCTTAATCCACCAGCGAATCGCCTCACACGCTCCCCTGCGATCACCTGCATTAATTCGTTTATAAAACGTCGACGGAAAACACTTACCGGGGCCAATGTTGTACGGACAGAATGACGCGATCCCCGCTTTCTGGGGTTCACTCAATGGCACTCTGATGTTTTTCTCCACCCATGCCAGCGCCTTATCACGCTCAATGGCGTTAACCCGGTCGCATTTTTCCTTCGACAACTTCATGCCCGGAACGACAGGTTTGCCATCCACCAGGATGGCACCGCGGCAGATGGTCCAGATACCCGCGCCATCACGGTATGCCGTGGTGTGGTTACCTTCCTTTTCATCCAGAAACTGGTCGAGGATTTCAGGCGCAGGCGCACCTGCGGCAATCAGCGCCAGAACGGCAGCCGACAGGCCGTATTTGATTTTGGTGTTCATGGATATTTATCAGGGTTTATCGATTTCAAATCCCTGGATATGTTAAGTCTTCAGGCCAGCGGTGGAGTCTTCAGAGAACCAGTAATTATTCCCGGTAGTTTTCCTCTGTAGGTTATCAACACATCCTGCGCCTCTAAAATTACGGGGCGCTTTTCCGGCAACGGACCATCCCCTTCACATAACCCGGCAGCAACATCCATGAAAAACTGCTTCGCCTGCTTTTTCGCCTCAGCTTCGTAAAACTCCAGCGTGGCATCTTCAGTACGGTCAAGACTAATCGCCACATCTGGCAACAACAGTGACGGATACCCACCAATTTCCAGTGCCACAGTAACAGTAATCTTATTCGGGTAATTATTTATCCCTTTAACAACCAGTTCGTATTTTTTCTTCATCGCTTTACTCTCCCCGCGCCGCCTTACGACGGTCCTCTCTGATTTTGAAATACAGGTTAGTCAGATATGTCAGCAACCCAAACAGCAGACTCCCCAGCACGCCTATTGCCGCCCACTGAGACGGGGAAACCCTGTCCAGCAACTGCAGGAACCAGTAGCCCGTTCCCACCGCTGACGTGGTGTATGACACACCTGTTGTGATTTTTTCCATCTGGTACATACCCCGTCTCCCGTTATCCGGAAGCTGACAACAATAAAAAAAGCCACCAGTTAAGTACTGATGGCTCTGATAACTCATGCAGGCATCTCAGACGACCCACTGACACTACCGGTGAGTTTAACGATACCTTCCATTTGACTGGCTCACTTTTTATGATGATGCCGGTGCATTTATCTCCAGCACCAGACTTTCTATCTCAACGCCATACGCTGCATTTTTGGTAATATCCGTCAGCGTCAGCGCATTCAGCCCCAGTGTCAGACTGTCTTTTATGACCTGGAATGCCGGGCCAGCCACTCCATTCAGTTTCGGAGTAACCGTGGCACTGCCGGCGGTGAACACCAGCTCCAGCGTCTGCCAGTCGTTACTGTAATTCCCGAACTCGCCCAACTTTGTGTTTCCTGCTTTCCTGTGATGCATCAGATTCAGTTTGCCGTCTGTGGTCTGGGTGAAGAACGACATCAGGAACGGGTTACCAGTCCCGGTCATCGCCACGACGTCAGGTAACGCTACATCGGTATACAGATAAATTCCCAGACCGAACTGGTTGTTGATCAGTGCGCCTGACAGTCGAAACTTACAGCTCAGTCTGCCACCCCGTGTCAGCAGGGAGACTGCGTCATCCACCGGATGCATCAGGGACCAGGTTTTATTGCTCTGCTTGGTAACCTTAAACACACCATCTTCCAGCGCAACACTGCCGCCGGTGATGGTCCAGCCCTGCGCAGCAGCCTCTCCGGCTGTCGGCAGCAGGGAGACTGTACGAACGGATGTGTCACCATCAGACGGCCCCGATGGCGTGTCGCCGCCGGGCGAGGGTTTAATCTCCGGTGCGGTACCGCTGATGAAGGCGCTGGTTCGACCAACTGCGTTCAGAATAGCGGTTGCCAGGCGATCCGAAATAATGCCCCTGCGCGCCCATGAACTGAAATGTGTCGGACGATTTGACGATACCCAATTACCATTACTACGGGATTGCGCGCCGTAATAACCTGCATCAGCAATATCCGGGTCTTCTGCCGGTAAGTTGGTGGGCGTGTTGTTGCCGTTACCGTCGGTCATGAACGGCACAAAGAAAACGTTGTCGCTCTCCCTGTTTTTGTACGCGCCGTAGACGGAGTCATACTGTGTGCCGTATGTGTTTTTCCAGTAATACGTCGTGTCGCCACAAATCCACGGTACAACTGCAGCACTGCCGCCATGGCACTGCGCGTTAAATCCGGAAAGGTCAGTACGGAACTGCTTCAGCATGGCCGTGAACAGGTCCGGTTGCTGTGCGTAGGTGGCAGCGCTCATGTCAAATTCGCCCTGCATCCAGCACACCGCCAGCAACACATTTTTCGGGTTCTTCTGTAATGCCGCTTTGGTGCGTGCGATCAGGTCCTGATATAACGGTTTACCCACACCCCAGCGTGCCGAATCCTGGCTGGCCCCCGTGTCCGCACTGAATGTCCCCTCCGCGCCCTGGGTGAATGCCGAACCACCACGACAGCATGGTACCAGCAGGATCCCCGCGTTATTCGGGATATACGGAAGCAGTTTTTTGGCAATATGTAAGCCCTGTCCGACACAGCCGTACTGCCCTTTGCTCAGGTCAGCCCGGGGATGGTTAATCGTACTCATATCCTGAACATCATGCAGACAATGGTCAGCAGGAATGATGTCGTTAAATACGCATACTTCACCACCGGGAGTCACTGTGTTACGACGGGCCAGTTGCTTAATGCGCGGATGGGGCGCATCGTATGAATCCGGCAGCGGAAGCCCTTCACCGTAAGCCATGGCATTGGACTGCCCGGCCAGTACGATGACGTAGTACCAATCCGGCTCAGTTGCACCACTGACCACCACATCACCTTCTGCTGCAATCGCCTGCATCAGGGTATAAGGGGTTATGGCCACCGGACTACCAAACGGCTGCCAGCCCTCTTTCAGTTTATGTGTCAGCTTTTCCGCAAGATCTGACGGCGACGCCGCCCTGACAACATCATAGTGTTTAAATGCCATGGTTCTTTCCACCATCTGAAAAATGATTCTTTAAAATACCTGACATGTAATACAGAAAAAACACAAAACCATACCTTAAATAAAAACCTCATCATCAAGCAGATATGCATGGATAAACTACAAGACGAGATATAAACCACCCTGCATTTAAATAAACAATAAACAACATCAGAAAAATAATTCTGCTCTATGGTTTACAATCAAAAATATCATTTATACTTTTCAGAACATCACCAGCAAGGCATAAACAAGGAAACTAAATGAAGTGGATTGTGATTGATACAGTTATCCAGCCATCATGCGGAATATCTTTTTCAGTCATATGGAGTAAAATAAAATTAATAATCTGGTATCAATCGGATGCTTTCTTACCTCCTGAAAGTATATTTACACTGACTCACACAGGCATCATGCTCAATAACAAAGTGCTACCTGTAACCATTTACAACGTAGTACCATTCAATAAAACATTCTGGAATTTAATCAAAAACAGCCAGGAATGCCCTACAAATACAGATAACGTATTGAATGAATGCTTTAATAACCGTTGCACTCTGCAAATATGTCCTTATGGGCTAAAACAACAAAGTCCATAAGCAGTTTACTCACATCTGACAAAATCAATATAAACAGCCCCTCCGGAGAGGGGCTGGAGAGTGGCGCTATGTGCCATTGCATGGTGCCGGGTGCCTCCCGGTGAATTCAGTACCAGCACCTGAATCCGCGATTATCCCATATACCTACTCGCTGATTGCCCCTCCGCACAGGGGGATTCACCATGCCAGTTTCTTTTAACAAACTCCCCGCCAACCAGACAACAGTCAACCGTCTGAATTGTGAGACATTTAAAAAAAAGGCCCGCAAAAGCGAGCCAGGGAAAATAAGTGTGGCGCGTTGTACTGGATTCGAACCAGTGACCGATTGCTTAGAAGGCAATTGCTCTGTCCGGCTGAGCTAACAACGCAGGGTACAGATAATGGACCGCCATCGAGGACTCGAACCCCGCGCAACCAGCTTCGAAGGCTGGCGCTCTATCCTGATGAGCTAATGGCGGTATGTGATGGTGGCCCTTGCTGGATTTGAACCAGCGACCTGGCGATTATGAGTCGCTCGCTCTCACCACTGAGCTAAAGGGCCGGGAGCCGCATAATAACGACGCGTAATTAATTCTTCAATATCATCCGTTTCAAACGATTAAATCCTGAACTTCCCTGACTGTCTGCTCAAAACGTCCGGTCTCCAGTTCAACGCCAATCGCACGACGCCCGAGCGCCAGTGC